AGCGTTCGAATCGCTTCGGAATCACAAAGAAAAACCGCAAATAGCTATAAATCAAGCTTTTGCGGTTTTCCTATTTATTAAAATGTCCGCATTTTGTCCACTTTCTAATTTATCATACATATAAAAGGCGTCTTTCTCTCACACGTGTAATGACCCCAAAAAAATCTTCAAGCTTATTTCTTTCCCCTTTTTTATAGCCTCCACAAAATCCACATTTTGAGCATATCTTTCATACGTGCGTAATGACTACGGAAAAATCTTTGTAGTGTGTTGTAGTTCCAAATAACGGTTATTTGGAGTTATAGATCATGAGAATTATCAAAAATCACATTTTCCTTACCGTAATCTTACCGTAATTCTTTAGTTTAGCCTTAGGGTATTTTGCCATAAATGTAAGCCCGGCAACCGTATTGTTACCGGGGTGGCTTTGTTGATGGCGTCAACTTTCATGTGTCGGAACCGTAGCCCCTAGCACAAACTTATTTCTTATTATATGCTATTTTATTCGTTGTAACGTATTACGTTGTGATTCAATCACTCTGCCGACCTTAGTAATATTTTTAATTTCTACAAAAGCATCTGGATATTGTCCGGAAACGTTTAAAGAGTGGCATCTTATTGCATCACGGGTATTATCATACTCAATTATTTGCCTAAACAGGTAGCCTTGCTCTATTTCAATTACCCAAAAGCTATTTAGATCATTACTTATATTGTTTCTAAAATCGTCAATGCTAAAGGGCTTCACTATTAATCTATCTCCAGCTTCAAAACTGGATCGTGTTCCATTATTCATGCTATCACCTTTAACTTCAAGGGCTATTGTCTTTCGTATTTCGTTTTCTAATTGCGTGTACATAGTATCTAAAGTTGTATATTAGCGTTATATTTTATATTGTACTCTCGTGTGAGTTTCTGGCTATATCTTTCATGTTTTCGGGCTTTCTTCTCTATTCTCTTACATTCCTTTTCTTTCTTTGCTACCTTCTTCATGATAATGGCTCGATGTTTATTCCATGTCTCATTATTGCCTTCTAATTCAATCAGCCGAGCTGCCACATACTGGATCGTGGAATAATAAGCATCAATCATTTGCTTTGTAGTTATTGCTGGAGTATCTATCATTAACTCTCTTTGGTCTATTGATAAATTACTAAGCTGGTGCACTCTCATTTGTTCTTTAATGAATTCTTGTAATTCTACATTTTTCTCTGTGATTAAATCTTGTAAATCAAATGTTTCCATTGTTATTAAAGTTATATTTATATTGATTGATTTCTGTTGTTATCGTTAAACATTTCATCCCATACGCAGAAAGCAAGAAGGATGATACAAATAATTAGTGTAGCGTTCATAATTGATTAAATATCAAAGAAGTGTTCACCGGGCTTCTTGAAAAGCCGGTAGCCGGCATACAAGCACCCTAATACTATTATTATCTCCATCTCGTTATAGGTTAATGGTTGTAATCTGTTGATATATTGATGAGGCTCTTATTATTTCTAATGGTGTGCCGGTCACTTCTATTGCTGTGTACTCTTCGTATTCGAATACCTTATACTTTATCCCTTCTATCTTTAGCATGGTAGTAATATCCTCTACTTGCTTGCTCTCGTGGAGCTTGTAAACCTTTGTTTCTGTCATAGTGTATATTTTATTGTGACGTAACTTTGAGTTACCCCATCCGGTTAATAATTCAGTGAAAGAGAAGCACCTATTTACACAAACCAGTGCCTCAAATGATATATGCGGTAGAAATTAGTCACCGCAATACGAGCCACACCCGTAGCCCATTGCACGACTAATACGGTTTTGATACTCGTTGTAAGAGATGCCCTCTTTGCGTGCTGCTATCTCGCCTTTCATGCGTTCCGCTTTGGCTTCCGCTTCTCTTCTGATCCGGTCGGCTTCGATTTGTGCCTGAAGGAGAACCGAACTAATAGCGGCTTGCTCGTTCTCTTCACGTACCTTTGCTTCACGTGCTTTTGTCTCCGCTTCGATTGCCTGGCGTTCTTGGGCTACTCTAACCTCAAATTTTGCCATATTCCAAGATTTACGGAGTGCATCGGCAAATGTCGGGTACTTCGCACGGGCGTTTTTGTAAAGGTTGTGCGCTCTCTTCATTATCTTGCTTAAATCGTAACGTGCCATATCTTTTTTATTTATTGGTTTAACTTTGATGATGCAAATGTAAGCCAATCGTTTTACTTAAACAAGAATATGAAATATTATCATTTTAAATTTAACATCATTTAGTAAGCCAATCGTTTTACATTCCATTATTATATGTAGTTTTGCAAAGAAATTAATACTTATAGTTATGATAGATAGATTAATGATTAAAGACGCTATGAAGCGTAACGGCACATCTGTTAATGAAGTGGCTGATAAAATGGGAATATCACGTGTGACATTGAGTACTCACATTAATGGGAATCCGTCTACAGAGATACTTTTAAGAATTGCGGATGCTATAGGTTGTCCGGTAACAGAACTATTTGAACAACCTCAAAAAGACGGTCTTTCTCTCACTTGTCCTCATTGCAGAAAGAATATCAACATCAAAATAGAATAATTTAAATTTTAAACCATGAAAAAAGTGTTAATTAAAATATTGGGTGTTTTATTAATTGGATTTATACTTTACTGGGGATATTTATATATTGAGCATAGTAAGGTACAAAAACATATAGAAGATGTAGATAAAGCCTTAAAAGAGTGCTACGAATGGGTGAAAAAAGATGTAAAGATCAATCGTCTAGGTGTTCCAGAATTTATTGAATTTCAAGAATATGATAGTGCTAATGTAACTAAAAATGTTAATGGAGAGGCTATTGTAGAATTTTGGGTAAAATCTATTTCTTCTAAACAATTTGAAACAAAATATGATTCGATAAAATTTATTTATTGGATGAACGATAAAGGAAAATATAAATTTATAAGCACTAATTGAAGCCCCTTTTTTATAGCATCCGAAAAAACCGAATTTTGGATTTTTTCACGTGCGTAATGACCCCCAAAAAATCTTTGTAGCAATAAAAAGTGAAAGCCGGAGAATATCCCTCTCCGGCTTCTTCTCACACGTGTAATGACCGTGAAAAAATCTTTGAAAGCATATCAAATAATGTATTCTTCATTCAAACGTTTTATAGCCTTTTTTATTGTTGAGGCTGATAACTTATACTTGTTTGAAAGAAAAGCCCTAATTTCGGCTTCTTTTCGTCCTTCTGCAAGCATATCTCTATACTCATAGAACATATCAAGATACATTATATCATCTGCGCTCACTCCGTTTCTATTCATTGTAGCAAGTAGAAAGCGACTTGTTGCCAAAACTTCATATACTTTCATTTCTTTTTTTTATAGCATCGGAAAAATCGGAATTTTATAAGCTTTCCAGATTTTCAAGTACTTCAACCCGTTTTCCAACTGTGTTTATCTCGGTAACGGAAACCACCGGATTAGGCATCATCTGGACTCCTTTTGCAACTGCTCTAGCAAGCATATCTTCTCCCATAGTTTGATTGCTTGATGCAGTGATGTTTATTGGCACCCCTCCACCCATTTGGTTAAATGAGGAAAGGATCGGAGCAAATAATTCTGTAGCTCTCGCTGTCATTACCGATTCTCCGTTGCTAAGTTGCGCCGGTATGCTATCACTCGTTCCGGTTCCCGGCCCGGTAACTAAACCACCGGTTGCAAATTTGGCGGATTTAATCGACTTCATAGCAGTTCCCATAACAGCAGTAACAGCACCAACAACTGTTCCAATAGCCACTAACATATCTATCCATGTTGCGCTCGAACTGGTAGCCGTTTTAACTGCATTTGCAATAGCTACTCCCTGCGCTATGGCAACCTCTGCAATCGCTAATAGTTTTGCGGCACGTGCCATTTCTTCATTAGTTTCTCCGGCCAACTCCAATAAAGAAGAAATTCCTCCGATAATACTTCCGATTGCTTCCGCTTTTTGCTTCTCTATTTCTATCTCTTTATCTGCAAGTTCTTTTTCTGCATCAAGATAAGCATTTTTAAGCTCCAGCTTACGAAGATTGAAAGCTTCTATACTTTCCCCTTCCATTTGTTGGATGGCATCTAATTCCTCCTTTCTTTGCTTTAACCTGATACGATAAACTTTCGCTTCATCATTGTACACTTTTGCAATCTCGGTTTCATAGCGAAGTTTCATTGCATCCTGTTGCTTTTTCAGCAAGTCCGCATCATGTTGTTTTACAAGATCATCAATTTTCTTATTATATTTTTCACGGATGGCAAATTTCATCTGTTCGGTAAGCTCGGTATTAGAAAGGTCTAAATCCCGTTGCGCTATTAATTGCTGCATCTTCAGTTGATATTCCTGTTCGCTCCCTTTCTTGATATATTCAAGCTGTATTTCTATAAGCTTCTGGCGGTTGGCAATTTCCTTCTGCAATTCTTCATCGGATAACTTCTTTAGTGCCTGTTGTTTTTGTGCTTCTAATGAAGTGATTTGCTTATTGATGGCCTCTTTTGCTTTAGGTGTCAAATCCTCCTCCGTTTTAATACGCTTTTTAAGGTCTTCTATCTGGCGGGAATACTGGAGTTCGATCTCTTCCGTTTGGCGTTTCCGGTTATCTTTTATCAGTTTTAAAGCTTCATCTTCTGCTTTCCTCAATTCGGCAATTTCTT